ATGTTGCCGAGGATCATAGATTGAATCTAGATCCTCTTTAGAAATGTTATGAGCAACTACTTCTTTTTGCTTATAGACGTGATAAATTTTATCGGTCGTCTTCAGCTCGGTTTTCTGAATAGAAGACATCGAACTCTCCCCCTGGATAACGCTTAAGCAGCTTGTTTACATTTGTAGAAATCACATCATCAAAAGAAACACCAAGAGCATTACAAGCTTGAGCTACATACCACATAATGTCACCCAGCTCAATAATAAGATGTTCTCGATTGTCATCGTTCCAAGGCTTACCCTGGAATACCATCTTCTTAATGATCTCAAGGAACTCACCACCTTCAGCATTAATACCAACGCCAGCAGTGAGCAGTCGTTCAATATTGGCACCTTTAGAATCCAGTTCAACAAGGCGATCAGAAAGTGCAAGAAATTCTTTAGAAGCATCGGAAGTTACTTCATCAACGAATTCAACATAACGATCAAAGTCAACGTGCTTAGTCATAGATTAGATTACGAATTGAGAAAATTTATTGAGACGGGATTGCCTATTAGATAGGTCTTCAAATGCTTCAAACGTTTCTTCTTCCTCAGTTGAGAGGATAGCAGCTCCGTCTGAATCATCTACATTATACAGCTTCATCTTCGCTCTGTCAACCCCCACAGTAAATCTTTTGTTGAAGGTGGGATCGTTATATCGGTTCTTGAGTTGTTTGACCATGATGCGACCAGACTGTTCAAGTTCCTCAGTAGCGATAAGAGCAAACATAAAGTCAGCTGTAGCGGGAAGACCAAAAGACTCGGAAGTATCGGTAAGATCAACGTCGCTATTGCCAAAGCCACTCCTAGTAGTTTGAGTAGCAGAAACAACTGGAACGTTATGCTCAACAGCGAGACCTCTAAGTTCTTCAGCGATTGCTTTAACATAAGTGTAACTGTTTACAATTTGACCTTTGTATCTTGAAGATGCACATATGTTAAGGTAATCAATGAAGATAATGTCTGGTTTGAAATATTTCTTCAAACTCAGTTCATTAAGTAATGCTTTAAAGTGTCCAGCATGTGCAGATGCAGTTGGGTATTCCTTAATAATAAGTTTACCCTGTGTCTTGTTACCAATCTCTTTAATGCGAGATGTAAAGATTGATTCTGGAAGAGAACCAATATCTTTAATATTTACATTCAAAAGATTTGCGTCAATACGTTCTGCAATCTTTTCTTCTGCCATCTCAAGCGTAATGTATAAAACATTCTTTCCTTGAGATAAACATGCTGCTGCCATATGACACATGAAAAGAGATTTACCAACACCAGTTCCAGCAAGTGCAACGTTTAGTGTCTTGTTAGGTAAACCACCTTTCGTAATGAGATTGAACTTCTCAAGATCAAAAGGAATCTTTTCTTCTTTTAAATGATAATAGTCATAACGTTCGGTAGCATTTTCAACGTAGTCGTGACCTACGTGTTCATCGAACGATACTGCCAAGGCTTCTTGTAAGATACTTGGGATCGCATCCTTTGATACTTTTTGATTGCCTCCATCTGCGATCTTGATCGACTCAAGGAGAGCGAGGTAGATGGCTCGGTCTTTACACCATTTTTCTGTTGTGTCCAGAAGCCAGTTATATTCAACTTCGACTTCACTAAGTTCTTTAATTGTTTTAACTGCGTTTTGATAAACTTCTTCACTTAGATCCTTCCTTGTTTGTAAGTTAATATCTAGAATTTCTGGTGTTGGTTGTGCTTGATACTTGCTAGCAAAATCCCAGATCTCTTCGTAGATTACTTTTTCACAATGCTCTTCAAAGTATTCAGGTTTAATAAAAGGAACTACCTTACTATAGTAGTTCCTATTGAACAATAAGTTTCGTAAGATTGTTTGTTCAATCCTCTCCATCGTCTTCTACTCCATAAAGAAATTCTTTTTGTGCCTGTTGGTCAAGAATTTCCATTAGATCAGGAGTGAAGTATTGTTCTGGGTTTTTGAGAATTTCTTTGCCATAGATTTTCTTGCCATCAATTTCATATCTGCCAGCAACATTCTTCCAGATGCCAGCACGTTCGCCCAATTCTAGCAGACCATAGTGCTGCTGTAAACCCCTCTCGTCAAAGAAAAGGCGTGTTTCGACTTTGGATCCTTCTCTTGTTAGACGGGACTTCTTCGCCTCACATTTAATAATGTTTCCGATAAGTTCTGTTCCGTCTTTTTCTTTTTTCTTTCCGAGATAAATGATTGTGCTAGCAGAATACTTAAGACCACTACCACCGCCCATCTCTTTCGTAGGAACGTAAGCGCCAACAACGTCATAGGTATGATTAGTAACGAGCATGGGAATGTTTGCTTTACCGAGTTTCAATGTAAGAATTCGGAATACAGATTTGATCAATTGAGCTTTGGTCATATCACGAACGTTCTTATCGTTCGATGCATCTTCAACTTCTTTATTGGTGGCAAGCATACCAAGAGAATCCAACACAAACATAAGTGGTTTGCGTTCTTCCTTTGGCTGTTCCATGTATTTATCGATGATCCGAACTGCCTGAGTTCTAAACTCTTCGATAGTATCTACAGGGAAAATAACAAGTCGCTTAGAATCAATATTGCGACTTTCAATCATCTGCTTACTAATAGCAGATTCTGTTTCAAAATAAATGACTCCAGCATCGGGATCAGTATTGAGGAAATGGCGAACAACGGAAAGACAGAAGAAAGTTTTACCTGTTCCACTTTCTCCAGCAAGAGCAGTAATTTTGTTAGATGGAATTCCACCAAATAATGATCCAGATACTAATGCATTAAATACATAACTGCCAGTATCAATATAAGATTCAATATCGCCAGCAGCAACGCCATCGGCAGCAATAGAAGCAAATTCGTTTTTGCTGTCTTTAATTACTTGAGATAAAAAGTCCATAGGTTATGAGAAAAAACTAAGAAGGGATACTTTGCGTTCGGCAGTCCAGCCGATACATTCTAGCACATTCCGAAGAGGATCGTAGAATGACTTTTCAAATTGTAAATTGTAATCTACATACTTGTCAAGATTAAACTCTTTAGGAATTGTGCCAAAGAAACGGACTTGAACAGGTGTGCTCTTTGTATAAATGTCTGCAGTGCTTTTATATTTGCTGAGACCATTACAACCTCTAGGAAATGCGATGTTTAAGTAATCTTGTTTCCGAGTTTCTTCTTTTACCAGATCAATAAAATCAAGGATCTCATCATTTGATTGATTGATGATAATTGTATATGCTTTGAGAAGTTTATCTCGGAAGTATGCTGGAGTGGAAGAACGTGCCGTTTCCATACCACAGATTTTCATCTTAGGTTCTTTGTAACGCACACCTTCACTATCCCATACGTTGAGAACATAACGTTTCTTCGCAGTCCAGAAACCACGATTAGCAATGTTCTCCCGTTTCATCTTCATCTTTTGGTCGTATGCTTTGACGTACTCCGCCAATTTTTGGTAAGAACTTTCAATATACTTTTCAAGTTCCATTTCACAGACCTTATCAAGGAATGAAACAATGCTCTCATTAGATTTCTCTCGTCCACTGAATATCTTTTGTACCAAAGGACCAAGATTAAGGTACATAGAATCAGTATCACAAGCAATAACATAATCTACTCCATCAGTTTTCAGAATTTTATTAAGATACTTGTTTGTGCTTTTCTCAATCCAGCGAATGGATAATTGTCCAGACAAAGTAATTGCTTCTGCAATTTCAAGTTTGTAGTATCGAAAATGCTCGTTACCAATAGCACCATAGGCAGAGTTGAGTTGAATCTTACGTGCCATCTGAATGTTATTACAGCGGGCAATCTCTTTCTTCAATTCAACTGATGGATTGTTTTCATATTCTTGCTTTGCCTTAAGCATTTTCTTTTTGTAGATCACACGTTCATCGTAGATCTTTTGCATTAGCTTAGGGAGAAATCCCTGATATTCATTTGTGTAGAATGTGCCATTAGCACACAGCGATTGACCAACAATATCTGATGTATCAATCTCTTCATTTAATAGTTTATCCACACTCGCATTTGGATGTCTTTGTGGAAGAAGAGTTTCTGGAGAGATATTGTATTGCATGATCAAGTGTGGATACAGTGAGTTCAAGTCAAAGTTCACTACCCAATCATACAAACCAGGAACTGGTTCTTTCACAAATGCACCAGCATACTTAGCAGATTTATGACTTTCCTTTTTGGGAGGAATTACAATGTTCTGTTCTGCAAGATAAACATAGATGATGTTATCCCACATACGAACCTGCGAGTAAACATCTTCGTAGTTTACCTTAGCATCGTATGCCATAACCACAGCAAGTTCTAAAAGCTTCATCTTGTCGTCTAGTTTATCCACTAGGCGAACGTCATGAATGTTATACTCAACAAACTTTTGCCAGTTGTTAGTATAGAACTCCTTGAATGTATCAAACTCACTATGATCTAGTTTCTTTTCTCCAAGTTCTACTTCACAAATATGATCGAGTCGATATGACTCCTGGTTGGTGTAAGTGAACTTGCGATAGAGTTCAAGATAATCCAAGGTGGCAATGCCACTAATATCATAAGCAATCTGCTTACGACCTTTGATATAGATTTCCCTGCAGAGAATATTACCCCAAGGAGAAATCATACGTGCTTCTTTTTCTCCAAATAGTCGTTCAACTCTGCGAAGGATATACGGAATATCAAATAGTTGAACGTTCCATCCAGTAATAATATCTGGATAATTTGAGGACCACCAGTGCAAAAATCCTTTTAGCAATCCAGTTTCAGTTTCAAAATGCATGTACTGAACCTGGGGATCTTTATTATCGAATGGTTTGGCACCAAACACAATAATGCGACCCATAGTACTATCCTTCACACTGATAGTAAGGATCTCCTGGTCAGCAGATTCGATGTCAGGAAATCCATTCTCAGCACCTGTTTCAATATCAATAGTAAAGATGCGAATCAAATTCATATCGAATTTAATCTCTTCCCCAGGATACTCTTCAAGAATATACTGATTCAAGAATCGAGTTTGACCATAGATCTGAAAGTCTTCGATCTCACCATGGTCTTCGATGAATTTTTTGGCATCTCTAATTGTTCCCTGTTGTACAGGTCTTACATATTTACCATCAAGTGTTTTCCATTCAGAAGGTTTTGCTGAAGGAAGAAACAATGTTGGATTGTATTTAATCTTGTCTTGAA